TAAGGTCATTCTTTTCCACGTTGACCTTAAACGAATTTTTCTCCCAGTCCTCCTTCTCGCCTAATCCCAGTCCGTGCACTTTCACCCTTCCGATAGTCGGGACATCCATCTCCTCGACAGGCACCTTGGCCTTGAAGAAATTGTCCTTAGTCGCCCAATCCATATAAAATCTCCTTTCTCAGTGCCTTAAGGCACATAATTTATAGTTGGCCGTCCATCCAGCCTATTAGACCCTCTAATATATTTACGTTGAGCTGGATGAAGAGCTGCTCGATGAGCTGCTGGACGATGATGATGGATACTGCGGCTTACCCGTGACCTTAATGGTTATAGGCGCCATCATATTGTCACCATCCGGCACGCTAAGGCCAATACTCTTGAGATAGCCCGGCAGGACCAGTGAATTGGTGTCCTTGGTCAGCGTCCAGTATTCGACCGTTCGTGCCAATACCGCATCAAGTATGGTATTGAACAGCGTGGAATCATAACGCAGATCCGCCGTAAGCTCCCCGGCATCAAGCAATCCGCCCTCATAGACCCGTACATTATCCGGTGAATCGAAATCAGTTACATCAATATCGTCCGCCACCAGTCCCGACCAGTCCACATTTGTCAGCTTGCCGATATTTCCGGTAGTCGAGCCGGTCAATGTCGCTCCATGTCCTATACTCATTTTTTATCTCCTTTTAATTTACTTGCGTATATGGATCGTTATATTCCGTCGTATATTGCACATCGATATTGACCGCTATCCCCGAGCAGTCCTCTGTAAGGAACTTCTCCGGGTCTTTTAGCAGTATGCCGTCGGCCAGGCCGTCGCAGTCCTGATAAGTCTCGCTGGTAAGCTGCTTCTCGATATCCGCCCTGATCTTATTGAGCCGGGTATCGATACTCTCGGTCTCGGTATCGCTGTCGATTACCAGGGCCTGCAGCGTAAAGGCCTGTCGCCATGTAATAGTATCCGATGACTGTGAGTGCTTGACCGCCGATTCCTGCTCGATGATTACCGTCTTATCTTTATTGATTTCACCCTCTAAGTGAATCCGTTTCGGCCTGACCGCCGTCAGGTCGTAATTGAAACGCGCCGCCTCGGTAATGGCGCTTACGGCCTCCTCCAGCTTCACCGCAATCTGTTCTACTAATGGCGTACTCATAATTTATCTGCCTATAAGGCAGTCATGCCGGCAGCTTCCTTTTCAATATCAGATTCACCTGGTCGTGTATGTTCTTTGCCAATCGCTTCGCGGATTCGGCCTGTATCCGATTAACATCATCTTTTGCCCCTTCATATACCCAGGATAAAATCGGCCCCTTAATTCTTGAGATCGGTAATCGGCCTACTTGTTTCGATTCTATTCCCCACGCCGCTTCGACCCCGATAGTTCCAGGCCAGTCCACCCCTTCTTCCTGCCTTATGAACCAGCCTTTAAGCGCGGGAAAGGCACTGCGAATAGTGACCCTTTTTCCTCTATGCTTGACCGATAGACCCCTGGTTGTTCGTTTGGGCCCTAATAAACTCAGTGACACCCTTTTTCTGCTTACCCCTATAGCCGACCGCCAGTTTGAATAGCTCGCTTTCTGTAAGGACAATCTACTGCGAACATCTTTAACCTTCAAACCTGTTCGCTTGGATAGAAAACGTGACACCTGTGTCCTGGCCGAGGTGGCCGTGCGGTTAAGCCCCCTGCTCATTACCCTGGGCAGGGCCTTTGGAATGTCCCTCAATACCCTTTGCACCTGCTTCAATTTCTCGTCATCGAATTTTATTTCAAGCATTTAATTTCCTTTTTTAGCCCCCGCCCCCGCCAGAGAATTGCGGGGGCAAGCTCTGCCTGAGCGGGGTCAATTTTGCACCTTCAATTTCATCATCCCGGCGTCCTGGCTGATAATCCTGGTAATCCTCATTAATACCGGCCTGGCCCCATCCCGGGGCGCCATCTTTATCTTATCGCCCCCGGTATCGACCTCGGTGGATGCTATCCCATCGCTGCTATTATTCTTTACCAGCACCTCATTGACCAGGCGGCCGCCGCCCAATTCCGCTGTCCGCTCGGGACCCGGCCTATCGATTACCGCCTGTATCCTTCGCGATAACCCGGAAGCCGGAAAGTAGGTCACGTACCCGGCCCCCGGCAGCAGAAAGAAGCTGTCCGCCGATAGCTCCAGCGTCTTATCGAAGGCATCGCCCATTTTCTGCCTTCTGACTTAGCCGTCAATCAGCATCAGGTGCCCGAAATATTTATCGAATACCTTCTCATCCACCGAATGCTCGACCCTGATAATATCCGACTTGGTCTGCTCTTCACGGTAGCTCTCGACGAACTCGATATCCGAGATATAGCTCTGCCAGAGGATGGTCCTTCCCAGCTGCGGCTCTGTCATGGGCATCCCCTCGGTGCCCAGGGCCGCTACCATGGCGTAATCATCCGGCCACACATCGCCCATGGAGGCATCCTGGCCCTCATCGGCCGTGTTATAGCAGGCCTGGCCCACTAAGAGGTTCTGTATCCCCAGTATGGCCCCCATCTGGCCCCGCAGCATGGCCTCGGTAATGACCGTAGCACCGGGAAATTTGGCCTTGATCTCGGTGTTATTGAGCATATTATTCATCGTGGCCTCGCCGATTATCATCGAATCGGCCGGCACCCCGGTATTGGCCCTCACCTTTTCCTTGGCCGCCCGCACCTGCCCGATAATGCCCGTCCCCACCGTGTCCCATGGATTGGCTGAATTGTTGGTATAGAGGTCTGCATCGGAACTGTCCCAGGTGGTCGTATTGAAGATAAGGTCCTTAATGCGTTTCTCCCGGGCCAGCATCATCTTGATCTTAATACCAGCCGTCTTCTCCAGCTCGGCGTCGAAGTCATTGGCGTACTTTTCCCTGTCCCTGTCTGTTACCTGCCCTTCCAGGCCGTGGTCCACGCAGGCGTAGGCCAGGTCATCCATATACAGCTCTATCCTGTTATAGGCCGCCCCGTTGGCGTGGGAGGTCGGGGGTATGGTCAGGTTCTTTCGCTTGGTCACACTGATAGTTGCCGCATCTTTGCCCACATTTAGTATGGGCAGGATATCGCCGGCGATATATCTGGCCCTTAGCGGTGAATACTCGTGGAAGGCCACTCCCAAATCCGCCCTGGGCACCGCATGTGTCGATTTCTGAATCATTTATCAATCTCCTAAAAAAAATTGCCTATAAGGCGTTCTTTTTCATTGCCCCGTAACGATAATTTGTCCCGGGAATTTTACTATCTTCTCTTAGGCGCTCGAAGAGCTGCTCGAAGAGCTTGAAGATGAGCTTGACGAACTGCTCGATGAGCTTGAAGATGAGCTTGACGAACTTGACGACTGCTGCCTGCCCAAATGCGGCAATACCTCAATAACCGAGCCATCGCCCGTGGCCGCATCCAGGGCCGTCCCTATCAGCAATGTCCCCGTAGCCGCTATCTTGCCATCGTCCGCTGCATAGACATTGTCCCCGGCCGCAATCTCTCCGGAGGCCGTCATCTTATGAGAGCCGCCGTGGTTGTAATTGCGAATAGTTATGTCCTTATCGCTGGCCACCCCCTCAATAGAGGTCCCGACCCCGTAATCGTGGTCATCGGCCTTCCAGGCCACGCGCAATGCCAGCTTGACCCTAAGAGCGACTGCAATGGCCTCACCGGAGACAAAAGTCATCGGTGAATTTGTATATTTTCCCATAATCTTATCTCCTAAAAAATTTCATATTTCATATCTTTTACGCTGAGCTGCTCGATGAGCTTGACGATGAAGAGCTGGACTGCTGTATGCCGAGGTGCGGCAGGACCTCTATCACCGAGCCATCGCCCGTGGCAGCATCCAGGGCCGTCCCTACCAGTAATGTCCCGCTGGCCGACACCTTGCCATCGTCCGCCGCATAGACATTGTCCCCGGCGGCTATCTCCCCGGAGGCCGTCATCTTATGTGAGCCGCCATGCTCGAACATACGAATAGCCATATCCTTACCGCTGGCCACCCCCTCAATAGAGGTCCCGACACCGTAATCATGGTCGTCGGCCTTCCAGGCCACCCGCAGGGCCAGCTTGACCCTAAGAGCGACTGCAATGGCCTCGCCCGAGACAAAGGTCATCGGGGAATTTGTATATTTTCCCATAATACTATCTCCAAATAATAGTTAGCAGTCAGTAGTAAGTAGTGATTATCCAATTAACCACTTACCAATTAACCAATTACCAAATTTTTCAGGCCGCCGCCTCGCCGTAATCCGCCTTTGTCACGGTCTCGCACTTTTCCTGATATGCCCGGTGCAATCCCGGATTGCTGCGACTTATCTTGCGCATGGCAATAGTCATGGT